TCGTTCCTGCCGAAGCTCCACACCCCGCCGTTGATCTGCAGCGTTTCCAGTGTGACGAGCTCCTGCTCCAGCTCGGCCAGCTCGGCCAGGTTGTTCGCCCGGCGGAAGTGGCTCATCGTGTCCATGAGGTGCGGGTCCTTGGCGATGACGAACTCCCAGCCGTCCTCGATGAGCTCGAAGAAGAACCGCGCGTCGCCCGAGATGACCTCCGTGTCCACGTCCAGGTAGAGCGTTACGTCCCACGGCGACAGCTCGTAGGCCTTGAGCTTCGCCCGCCGCCCGCCAGCGTCGCTGTCGGGCTGCGCGATGAACACGTCCTCCAGCCCCAGCGGCTCCGCGCCGCAGAACGCGATTGGGATCTCCGGCAGGTGCTCCCGGACCGTCTCCATCAGGCGCTGTGCGCAGGCCCGCGCCGGCGCGCCGAAGGCCACGCAGTAGATCCCGCGCCCGCCCTCCGTTCGCCCGGCCTGCGGCGGTACCACCCCGGAGGCCTCCGCCTCCATCATCGGCTCGTCCAACCCCACAATTAGCTCCTCGAACGCCTGCCGGTGCTGCTCGCACCAGGCGGTTACAGAGTAGGGCGCCGTCACACCGCGCAGCGCCTCGCGGTCCACCTCGCCCCGCGCATCGAGCGCCTCGCCGAGCGCCCGGGCCGCGTCCCGCGCATCCCCCCGCTCGTAGCGGTGGATGCCGGGCAGGTCCGGCAGCTCGTCGAGCAGCCCCACGCCGCGCGGCACCACCACGCTCACCCCGCAGGCCAGGCACTCCAGCGGCGGCATCGGCACGCCCTCCACGGTCGCCGTCACCACCAGCACGTCCAGCGACTGGTAGAAGGCCGGCAGCTCCGCCCACGCGTACATCCGCGTCGGCACCGGCCAGCCCCGCCCGGAGGCGCGCCACTCGGCGCGCTGCCCCGGCTCCGAGGCCACGATGCGCCGGGCGATGTCCTCGCCCTTGCGCCCGTTCGCATACGTGAAGCCGCTGAACCCGGCGACGAGCCGCTTGTTGCGCTGCGCCGGAATGGTGAAGCGCCCGCGCTCCACCGGCGGCGACACCTGCACCGTCGGGCCGTACTCGGCCAGCGGCTCCGCGTACAGCGCTGCCGTGGCGATGCGCAGGTCGACCCGCGCGGCGACGCTGTCGTACAGCTTCGCTTTCGCGTTGCCCGGCGGCTGCTCCTCAACATGCGTGAAATAGGCAGCCACAGGCCGATCTGCCATGTCTCGCTTCATCACCGGCCACTCGAAATAGCCGGATAAGTAGTACACATCGGCGTCTGGAATGGGCCGGGAGGTTAGCTCCCACCCCAGCCCATTGCTTAGGTAACGAGCGAAGCGAGGGATGACCCTATCCGCGTCCTTATTCCGGCAGACGACATTCACCTGCATTAGCCCCGGCTCCTGAAGGCTACGAGCCGATCCAGATAAGCAGTCAACTACTCCCCCCTAAAGGGGGAAGTAGTTGACCTCTAGCTACCTCAGGACCCGCCGCTGAGGTCGACCTCAACAAATGCTGAGGGGCGGATGATTCCCATCGCCGCGCGCATTTCGGCCAAGATCGCGATCATGTTCCGGATGAAAAAGTCTTCATGCGAGTCCGAAACAGTGATGGTGGCCTGCTCGCGGTCCCACACGACCATCTTCCGCCAGTTACCGAGGTAGGCCACGCCCTCAGTGGCGAAGAAGCTCTCCACCACCGGGATGCCCCACAGCGTCTTCTGGCCCTGGGCCATCGGCCCGCCCCAGTAGTAGCGGTTCTCACCATCCTTGAGCAGGTCGATGCTCTCCCAGTCGTTCGGGTGCATCACCCACGCCGTCGGCATCTGCTTGCCGTTGACCTTCAGGTTGGTGATGGCCTTGCGGGTCGTCGTGATGACGTCCGTGTCGAAGTCCTGCACCAGCACGTTGGCGGTGTTGGCCAGCCCGGTGAAGTTCTCGCCGGAGCCGTTGCCGTTGAGGAGCTGGTTCTCGAACTCCTCGGCCAGGTCCTCGCGCAGCTCCTGGTCAATCAGCCCGCGCAGCTGCGCGGCGTCCGACAGGGCGCGGCGGGTGGCCGGCACCCACACGGCCAGCGTCTTCACCGTCTCCGTCACCCGCTCGAAGGCCATGGCACCTTCCGGCTTCTCGCCGGAGACCTGGCCGGGCGCGCCGGTGTAGTCGGTCACGTTGGCCTCGGGCACTACCGCGGCCTGCGTCACCTGCGCCGTCTGGCGCACGAACTCGACAGTGTCCGACGTCGTCTGGCGCACGCTGATCAGGTCGCGCAGGGTGAGCGGGTAGCGGCCCAGCGGCTCGTAGATGCCGGTGTTGTCCGGCGTCACGAACGCGCCCGCCGAGGTGTCGCTCGCCCCGGTGATCAGGTCCTTCTTGAACAGGTTGAAGCCGCCCTTGAGCGCGATAGGCGGCGAGGTGAGCTGCATGCGCTCCGGCACGCGCCCGCCCGGGGCTACGCCCTTCAGCCAGGCCTTGAACTGCTCGTCCTCGACGAACTGCTCGCCGAGCGAGCGCGGCAGGCGGCCGTTCTGGCCCTTGCCGTTGCCGTTGGCGCCGAGCGCGCCGAGGTCGAGGCCGTCGCCGAAGTCCAGGATCTGGCGGCGCATGCGCTCGTCTTCCTCGGCTTGCTTCAGCTCGGCCTTGCGGGCGTTGGCCTCTTCCAGGATGTTGGCGACCTTCTGCCGCTCATCGGCGGTGAACTCGCGCCCCTCCTGCTCGACAGTCTCGCAGATGCCGCGCGCTTCCTTCAGCGCCTTCTGCATCTGCTCACGAAGTTCAGTGATGCGGTCCATTTCCTTACTCCTCTGCCGGGTCCAGCCCGGCCTCAAGCTCGATGATGTCCAGTCGTACCCGCATCAGCTCGACGCCGCTCGGCTTAAGGGCGTCCCCGCCCCCCTCGCCTTCGTCATCTCCTGATGGTGTGTCCGGCTCGGGCGTCCCCTCGCCAGCGTCTTCTTCCTTCTGTCTCTTCACAAACTCCGTCCTTGTACCGATGCCAGCCCCCCGCGTTACCTGCCCAACGCCCCACACGTCGAGCTTGTCCAGAAAGTAGACGTCCTGCCCCTCGAACTGGCCCGGCGCCCCCTCCTCGACTATGAATGTGTAGGACCACTCCTGGAGCGGGCCGAGATGCTTCGCGACTTTGTAGTGCTCGGCGCCGGAGGCCGTGTCGAGGAAGAACTGCCCCTCGACGACCGCCTCGTTCCCCCGCTCGTAAATAATGCCCTTGCCGACCGGGAGCTCACCATAGTTGTGGTTCCACGGCTCGATGAGCACTTCCTGCCCGCTCTTGAATGCACCGGGCCGCGTAACGTCTCCGTCATGGTCCACGACGTTGAGCGTCGCGAACACGGCCTCGAACTCGCCGGTCTCGTCGCTGTCGGCCTTGAAATGGATGGGTGCCCGGTAGATTTTCTTCTGCATCTCCCGCTCCTCTAGTTGAACTCGACGCTGCACATGCAGCCTGCGTTGTTATCGGCCCCACCCGCCGGGTCACCAGGCCAACGCATGCCGTTACTAAACCGCTCCCGGATGCCGACCGTCTCCCCGTCCATCGCCTTGTGCGCGTCGCGCGGGTTGGACGAGTTCACCCGCCACGTCTTCGTCTTCAGCCCGCCGGCTGAAGCCGCCTCGCTCGCCCCGAAGTTCGCGGCTGCCGTCACCGCGCTGCGCGCCTGCTGCGGGGCCCACACCGTGGCCGCCGCGACGAACACCCCGCGCACTGCCTCCAGCGGCTCCGGCTCGCGCAGCGCGCTGGTGAGCGCCTCCCGCACCTGGCCGTTCAAATACTCCGCCTGGATACGGCTGTGCTCCTGGAGCCACGGCAGCATGTTGGCCTCGAAGGCCTCCATGTCCTCGACGTCCAGCCCGCCCGCCTCGATCAGCGCCTCGGCCCAGGCCGTGGCCGTCAGGTTGTTCAGCCGCAGCAGGTCGGCGGCGAGCTCGCGGTTCCAGCGCTCCTCGTCAAACCACACCCCGCCGATGTCAACCTTGCGGCCCTTGGGCACGCGGCTCACGATGGCCGCCTCCTGCCGCCGGTAGTGGCTGGCCAGCCCCTCCGTCCAGCGCCGCTCGTGCTGCTCGCGCAGCCCCTCCACATGGCTGTCCAGGCCCTTCACGCGGGGGAGGGGGAGGGAGGCCTGCCCCGTCTCGTCGGGCGCAGTGTCGCGCGGCGAGGCCAGCCCGCCGACGAGCACGTTAAGCGGCGTCACGAGCTGGTCGGCGTCCCCACCCAGGCTCGGCAGGTTCAGCCGCGCCCGCGCCTCGTTGGCCGTCATCCAGGGCCGCCCGACGGCGCTCTGCAGGGCCGTCACCTGCTCCTCGAAAGAGCCCCGCAGCTTCTCGGCAATGTTGAACTCGACGTACACGCCGTCTGTGTCCTCGAACTCCGGCAGCAGCTGCAGCTCGATGTCCTGCTCAATCATCGCCAGCCACGGCCCCAGGCTGTCCTGGTAGAGCTGCTTATGCTGCTCTTTCACGTTACTAAAAGTCGCGTGATCGAGGATGCCGACCATCGGTAGTGGGATGTGGTAAGCCCGCGCGCACTCCTCGCGCGTCAGCTTGCGCCCACCCAGGTACTCGCTCTCCTGCGCGTTGAACGTCACCGGCTTCCAGTCCATGCCCTCTTCGAGCACCGCCGTCTCGCCGCTGCCCGCCGCCCCGCTGTAGAGCTGCTTGAACTGCGCCCGGAAGCGCTCCAGCGCTTCGTCGCTCCACTCTGGCGCTTCGAGCGGGCGCGTCACGATGCCCGCCATGCGCGCCGAGTTCTGCCAGAACCCCTCGCGGTACTGCCCGGCGGCGTGCTCCTCGGCCAGCACCCGGCGCAGCGTCTCCAGCGGCGAGAGCCCGGCAATCGCGTTCTCCGGGTTGTAGCCGCGAAAATGCACCACCTCCGACGGCTCCAGCCGGTAGGGCGAGCCGCCGAGCGTCAGTTCGTAGCCCGTCGGCAGCAGGTTGCCCTGCACCGTCACCAGCTGCGGCGGCAGCCGCAGCAGCCCGGTAAGCGGCCCGCTGCCCGCGCCGCCCTCGCGCAGCTTCAGCCAGTAGGCGTTGAAATAGACGCCCAGGTCGGCCACCAGGCTCTCGATGAGCCGGTAGCGCGTCACCTTCGCCCACGGCGGCAGCGGCTGCGAGAGCAGGCGCGCCAGGCCGTGATCGGTGAGCCGCACCCGGTCCGTGTCCGACACCCGCCGGAAGACGTGCAGCCCGAGCTGCGCGATGTTCCGCGCCAGGAAATCCACGCAGATGCGGACGTTGGGCTGCATCCGGTACAGCGCCGCGTAGTCGTAGCGGAACGCGTCGTAGAGCTGCACGCCGGTGTAGCTGAGCGGCGTCCGCCAGGCGGACTGCTGCACGCGCTGCACCTGCCCCAGGGACTGGATCGCGGCCATCAGCCCACCACCTGCACGAAGTCAACATCTGCCAGTTTTACGAGCACCTCGCCGTCCACCTTCCCGCTCGCCGGGTTGCCCCGGTCGCTGAGCAGCTCCGCCTCCCGCAGCACGAGCCACGGCCCGCGCCGCCGCCAAATAACGCCCCTGAAGGCCGTGCCGGAGACCAGGTTCACGATGGCCGTGCGCAATACCGGGTAGGGCCGGAAGCGGTCGAAGATGCTCATGCCGTCACAATGCCCCGCGTCTCATAAACGCTCTTCTGCCGCACTCCGACGCCGGCGGTGATGGCGTCGCTACGCGCCTCCCAGCTCAGGATGGCCGCCATCGCCGCGTCAATTTTGAAGGGGCTGTCCGGCCGCTCCTTGTAGATGGTCCACAGGGGTTGCCCCTCCTCGTCCCGCATGGTGAGCACTCGCCGTACCGCGTTGCCGATGTGCCGGGCCAGGTGCGGGTTGCCGTCATGCAGCAGCTCACCGGACTGGACGGCGTTCTGGAAGGCTCGAACGGCATAGGCCATCTGCTTCTGCCGGTTCGTCCACCACTCCACCACGCGCTTCTCGCCGTAGCGGCCCGCCCAGCTGGCCATGGCGCTCTCCCAGTAGGGCGGGTCGCCGTACAGCCGCCATACCTGCCAGCGCTTGAACGCCTCCTCCACCACGCCGTGCACCAGGTCCTCCGGCACCTCCCAGTCGTCGAGATTGACATCCACCGGCTTCTCCCACAGCCCGATGAGCGTCTGGAAGCCCGTGGCAATTTCGGTGGCTACGATGGCCGTCGAGTCATGCCAGCGCGCGCCGTCGAAACCGAGTGTCACCGGCGCGCCGTCCGGAATGGCGTAGTCCGGGTCCGCCAGCCGGTTCCACTGCTCGACGTCGAACGCCCGCTCGCTCGCCCGCACGAGCTGGTTCAGCCACACGCGCCGCAGGTAGGCCTGGTCCGCCGTCGGGTCCCGGAACTGCTCGCAAATGCCGTCGATGTCGCTCCACTCGGCCACCGGGCCGCTGGCCTCGATGACCGCCGCCCGCAGCCCCGCCGGCGTCGTGAGATCGTGCTTCTCCGAGGCCTGCCGGTGGTAGAAAAAGAGCCGGCTGTCCTGGATGGTGCCGTCGGCCACCTGCCGCGCGTAGTCCATGGTGTCCTCGGCGACGCTCCCCTCGCCCGGCGCCGGCGCCGTCGTCACCTCCAGCGACCAGGCGTCGCTCAGGCGCCGCTTCGGAATGTTGGCCAGCATCGTACGATGCGCCCGTTTAATTCGGGGTGATATGAAACGGTGCGTTTCATCAAAAATATTCAGAGTAGTTCGCGCCCCGTCGCGGGCGTCCGGGGCCGAGGCCAGGCTCACCGCCTTGCCGTCCCCGCCCACTCGCATGATGCGCTCGATGCCGATGTCAAAGTCGTCGGCCAGCGCGCTGTACTGCAAAATGACGCGCAGCGCGCCGTAGGCCAGCTCGTCGGATTGCTCTTCAGTGGTGGCCACCATCGGGATGTACGGGTCCACCACCCCCACGCCCACCGGGTTACCATTGGCGTCGAAACCGTCGCAGCGCACCGGCCCGTCCGGGTGCAACTCCACCGCGGCGATGAGCGCCGCCAACTCCGTCTTCGCGCTGCCTTTCCGGAGCGAAAGCGCCACGCGCTTGAAGCGCCGGCGCCCG